CAACAATGATGATGATAAATTATTTGATATTTACAAACAAAAAATTGCATTAACGAATGAATATATGCAAATAATAGACCCTCAATACATAATATCAAACAATATAAAATACGATATATGCAAGGATGACATTATTTGTTCAAAATGTAATATATTCCTAGAAACTGATAATGGATGTTATGTATGTCATTCATGTGGTTATTGTAAGATTGGCATTGAACAAAGTACAGAACCGAGTTACAAAGAACTCCAGGATTATGTCTACAAGCCTCAATTTACTTATCAAAAGGAAACACATCTTGATGATTGGTTAAGACGTTTCCAAAGTAAGGAAAATAGACATATTGAGCAATCCATTTTAGATAAAGTTATCCTTGAAGCGAAAAAACAGCGTATAACAGATTTAAATATGTTAACTGAAGAAAAGGTAAAGAAATTCTTGAAAAAGTTAAATTTAAATGATTATTACGATAATGTTATTGCGATTATCAATAGAATAAATGGACGTCCACCATTTCAATTAACAGTTGAAATAGAGAATAAGATAAAAACAATGTTTAGACAAATACAAGAACCTTTTATAAAACATAAACCAGCATCTAGAAAAAACTTTTTAAGTTATGCTTATATATTATATCAATTTTTCAAGATACTTGGTTTAAATGAATTTGCAAAGTATTTCCCATTGTTAAAAAGTGCTGATAAATTACGACAACAAGATGAAATTTTTAAGAAAATCGTTGCTGACATGGCTGAAATAGATAAAAGTATCAAATGGGTATTTTATCCTACAATTTAGGATAAAGTAACAATCAAATGGGTATTTTATCCTACAATTTGACTATTTAAATTCACAATTAAATGATTAATTATGAATTGCATATTGTATCAACTATTTCTTTAGGAAATGTTTTAGTAATATCGTTGTGTGTTGTTTTTATTATCTTGAATTTACAAGTATAACATCTATCACCAATATGATTTATATTAAAACTTGAATGACATTCTTTGCATACTTTTACACAATCTTCACAAATAAATTTTCCTGTATTGTGACATACATGACATTTTTTACAAATACATTGTAACAGATTTTCACATTGTGTTATATTAGACATTTCACATTGTTCACATGGATAATCTAGATTTAAACATACACAACAACTACAAAATACCGAGTTATACCAATCAACACATGCCGAATATTGAAATTCATATGTACAAGAACTGCATATTTTATCTTTAATACAATTTTCACATAACATTAAATAACAATTGTAACAGGATCTGCAATCTGTACAACATGTAACATTACACTGATTGCATTTGAAGAATTTAATATCATATAAATAATAACATATATTACATATATAACCATCCTCAATTTCACAAAATAAAAGAGAGTCATTGCATGTCGTGCAAATATCAAAATCACACTTAATACATCTAACAGTGTTACTGTTGCAAATATCACAATTCATTAGTTGTAACAATGATATAAATTATTTTTATTGTAATTACGTGTAATTTTTTATTAATTAATAAAGCAATGATCGATGTGGTATATCACCTGTTTTACAAATACAACATTTTGTACAATCAGCATAGTAATTTAAAATAACATATTGATGCCAACATATACTATGAACTGCGTTTTTACATATATTACAATAATACATATTTTGATTATTATAATGAATGTCGTCTAAACAAATAATACATTCTGTATTTTTACAAGAATCATATTGGTTATTATTATTAGGAATATTAAATTCTTTTAAAAAGTTAACATGGTGGATAGTCCAATCCTTTGTTCTTATTTCATCAAAGTAATATGTATTTATCCATTTTTTATGTATACACTCTTTTTTTTGCGTGTTAAACATAAAAAATAGGTATAGATTGGTTAGATTTGTCATGATCATGTTATTCGTTTTGCTATCATCATCAATACCACAATCACATTTTACACAGATTCTTTTAGAATTTTTATAATTCACATTCAAAGTATGTGTTGTATTATTTTCATCATTAAATATAGAACAATCTAATTTTTGATCTTCTTTATCATCTATTATATCAATTAAATACAGCATAATGTATTCTTTTTTATGCTTTAAAAAATAAAATATTTTCATTTTTAAAAATTTACACACGTTTAAAATTTAAATTTAAAATACAAAATGTATGTAAAAAGAAAATGCCTGAAATTGATTATTTGTTTGAAGATCCTCCAGTCAGTGGACAAAACTTTGCATTAGTTAGTATTGTAGGACCTAATTTACAACAAAAATGCGATGTATATGGCCTTAAGATTAGAGGTGTAGCTGATTCTATGGATCGTGCTAGAACAATGTCTCAAAAATTAACAAAGATTGATCCTGATTTCGATATTTACACAGTTGAGGTTGGTAAATTCTTTCCATTAGATGTAAATCCTATGGAATTACAAAATGTAGAATATCAAAATACCCAACTAAATGAATTAGTTAAAAACTATCTTGAAAATCGTGAAAATGCAAATGTAGAATATGAAAAACGTAAAAATGACATGATTAAAAAGGCAATTGCTGAAGGTAAAAGTAAAAAGGATCAAGAAAATGAAGAACATCCTATTGCAATTTTAAATAGAATTGAAGAAATTACAGAAAAAATGAATCAAGCAAAACAACATTTAGAGGATTTATCATCTGCATTATCCTATAATAAGGGTGAATATGATAAATTTACATTAGATATGAGAGAATCTGCTGAATTGGAATTTAGTAAATTAAAAATAAGTGCAAACGAAGGTAGTTCATCATCTTCTTCTGCAGGTGCATCAAGTTCAGCAACAGGAAGTTCATTACCAACTATATCTGAACTTCCAGACTTAAATGCACAAGCTGATCCACAAACATGGTCATCAAAAGTAATTAATTAAGGTTAAGGTTTTATTAATATAATTTATTACGAATAGTTGAAAGATGTACAATCATTTCACTACTTTTAAAATCTCTCAATTCAGTAAGAATATTAATCCATTCTTTATCTGATATTTTTCTATAAACCTTTTGGTATAGTATGCTGTCAATACAGTGTCTATCGTATTCATCTGGTGAATAAGTTTCATACGTGTACACATTATCATTAAAACTACATTTTTTATGTGTTTTTAATTTGATTTGTGTTGACTCTGTTGACATTATTAATTATTTTATAATATTATTATTTTTAAATATTATAAAAAAATAAGAATATAACCACAGTAATACCACCGTAATACCACAGTAATGTGTATCCAATTAAATTTTGTTAGGACCATCTATAACAAATGGGTTGTTTTGTAATTGGTTTCTGATTAACATTGGTTGTAAGCGGGTGTTTTCGACTTCAGATTGTGTTTCTTTTCTATTTTCAGTTAACCCGATATTTTCCAATGGTGTAGTTAAGTGTGGTAATTTTGAGTTAAGGAATTCATTCATATCTTGTTGTTTTCTGTAACTTGATTCTTCCTTTAATTGCATTTTTGGTGTGTATTTAAAAGTTCCTTGAGAGTCAACACCGCTTGAAATTTGGAATTTTTGTGGTCCAGACGGGCGTTCATTAATAAGAAGTGTTTCTTGTCTATCATTGATTTCTGCATTATTGTAATTTTGTCTAGAAGCAGCATCTTGGCGACTAACAGGTGCGCTTGAACCAGTGTAATGAACAGATGTTACATTTCTTGTTTTAATAGGGTCTTGGTATGTTGAATAAATCTTTGCATTTTTAGCTGCAGCACTACTATTACCTGTATATTCACTATTTGCAGAAATAATTTCCTTACTAGTTGTTTTTGCAATGTATTTTGCAATTGTGTATCCCATACCTTCATCTTTTTTCATAGCACCAATGTATTTATTATTGACAAGTGCTTGTTTATTAGTTGCTTTTGCTTCCCAATTTTGAAGTCCTGATTCAACTGCTGTCATTTTACCCTTGTCATGTGTTCTCATATTACCACTGTTATCACTCGATAATGTAGTTTGTTTAATTGTTGCACGTACGTCATCTTGGTGGTGCATACGTACACCAAGTGTTTGTTTGCTAACATTTAATTTGAATTGATTTGTTTCGCCATTTAACTCTCTTTCTGTAACATAAGGTGTGTATGTGTTTTTACCATAATCATCACTTACATCTGTCTTTTTAACTGGATTGTAATTTCTAATAAAACTAGTGCTGTAACTTTGTCTGGTTGATTCTCTTACAATTGAATCAGGGACAGAAGATCCTTCTGTGATGTCTTTTTCGTTTACAACTCTTTGTGAACTCTTAACTTGTTGAGCAGAATGACCATTTCCAAAATAAGATTCTGTTGTATCTTGACGTGATGTTGGTTTTATAACGAAATTGTCACGTGATGATTCACCTGTGATTGCACCAGTTGTTTTTAACCATCTATCAGGTGTATTTTCATAATGTGTATCAACTAAATTCTTATTGACTTGTGATTGAATACCTCTAACAGACATAAATTGACCACTTAATGTTCTACCTTCGTATGTTAATTTGGGATTACTTGCTACACGTAATTCTTCTGGTGTTTTACCGTAAACTCTGATATCATTTTCGACGGTACCTGCCTTGGGTTTTGCAAAACGTTCTTCGTAGAATGGCTTTTCACTTTGTTTATAATTACTAGGTATATATCTATCCATGTCTGTGTTTAATGTAACACTTGGTGTTCCATTGATATCTTGTTTCATTAAAGTATAAAATGGTTTTGTTTCTTTTTTATGAATAAAAGAATCTGTCTTACCAGTATATAAATCAAGAACTGATGTATTTGTTAATTTTTCTACATTTTGTTTAATAGATCCACCAAAAAATGGTACCATGTTTTTATGATTAGTTTCATAAGGTAATCCGGTTAATGGATTTACTGTATTTTGTGAATCAATCTCACTTTTAAAATCACTTGTACCAGTTTGTGGTTGAGCAGATGGATAAATAGGATTAAACATTGGACGATTTGTAATACCAATTTCCTTTTTATTATCCAACACATTTATACGTCTATTCATTTCATTGATTTTATTCATTTCTGAACTACTTGCACCAGCAATTACGTTAGTACCTGTACCAGCACCTTTAATAGCTTCATTTGTTAATATAGATGTATTACCATTTGCACCGTATGTGTTAAATAATGGTGGTAACATAGCAGTAACACTTGGATTCTCTGCATCTTTATAATTTGCCAAACTTTTTTGTAGAACTTCATTGTTAGCTTCATTTACTTTGTTTGAATGATATATATTTAGACCATTTGGAATATCATTTTTAACTACATCTGTTCTTGTTACTTGTCTTGATCTAGGTGTTACAGATGATTCATCTTTATTTAATAAATAACCAGTTAATACAGTTATTCCAACTAATGGTAATGCTAAAGCCATTTACTTATATTATTTGTATATTACTTATAACTATTATATAAAAAAAAAATACACTATCGCTAAAATAAACATTAATAAATACTAAAAACATTAATTAATCCAAAATAAATTAACCCCTTGGTAACACAATAATAGTGCACCAAGGGGTTAAAGTTGTTGTTTTTCTCATTTTAGATTAATTAATGTTTTTGTAATTTGTTATTTTTTAAACTGAAAGTAATGTAATTGTTTTTTATGTTAATTTACCCATTTCAATAATTTTTTAAGAATAAATGAATTGTATGTTTGTAATTTGCTAAAAACATCATCTTTTGTAATAGGTTTGTTTGTTTTTTTATATTGACCATGTAATTGTTTTATTGTTTTGTAATACAAATGATCTTCTTCAATTTTATATGCATGTTTTACATGTGTTTCTCTGTATAATTTGTAAATTTCATTACATATAACAATCAAATTGTGATGAACCATTGAAAATGTAAAAGCATGTTCTTGATAATATGACACTAATATATTCAATGATTCTGGATCAGATAATAATTCCAAATATCGATTTCGAATCAAAGGTTCGTTACCACGGATTTTTTGCATAAATGTAAATTCATTAAAATCGAATTTATAAATTTTGTTATTATTATATTTAATAATAATTCCTCTTTTTGTAGGATTAAAATAACGTGTATTAATTGTATTGAAATCATCAAGCTCATCTTTTGTTAAATTGACTTTTTCTGGTAATTTTATATAGGGATTAACTGAGAATAAACCTAAATCAGTAGCGTCATTCGTAACATGTGTTACATTATTGACATTTCCTAAATAAACTAATTCATTTTGTGTATGTTTAACAACCATTAAATTTTCCAGATGTAATAATACAAATATATATGTACAATTCTTGTCTAATGCTGATAAATCCATATTGTTATGACTAAATACTTCCCAAAACATATCATTAAATGTTTTTGTATTTGACCAAAAACTAAACTTGGCATCAATGCATTTTTTTGTAGCAGTTACCCACATATTATTATAATTGTACAAACGAATAATTGTACCATCTTCACAATATTCAGCTGAAACAAAGTCATTTTTATCTTTTGGTGTTTCTTCAAAATCATGTTGACACGCAGCTATAATATTATTTGTATTTTTTTCCAAAATTAATCCACTACATTCCTTTTGTATATCTGTTTCTGTTTTTCTGTTGAATAATAAATATAAATTATCATACGTGTTATCGTCAGTTTTTAATTCACGCATCTTGATGTATTTCAAATACAACTCATTCTTTAAAGAATCATTGAATTCTTTACCATCCAAAAATGTAAGAATATTATTAAACATAATTTGTTTGTATGTATACACCCTAGTTATAATTAGTATTTTTGTTTTTAAATTCAATTTTATTTAAGATAAACTATAATTACCAAAATCAATATATAAATTATTGATTTTGCAATTAATAAATTTCAAGCAATTCATTAAAAATTGTTCTTGTATTCTTTATTGATTTTATAAAGTGTTTGTATAGCATGTGTTATACCATTAAATTCGTTGTTTGTAAATGGTAATATTTCTGAAATTATTAAAGATGTTCCTAATAAAAATGAACTGTAACGTGTGTAATTTTTGTATGGCGATTCTGTATTCGTTGTCTTTGGTAATTCTGTTATTTTAACATTTAATAATGTTGGGAATTTAGAATTTCTTAATTTTGTTAGATTATTAATTCTCATGTGAATTCTTTATATAACTCCTTGATATTAATTTTTAATAAAATCTTCAATAGTATTTGACAATTGTATATTGTTATTCTCTATTTTTGAGATTCTATATTTTGCATCTTCAACCTTTTTGTCATCTAATTCAATTACCTTTGAAAAGTTGTTAAATACTCTGTTATTAACTTGTTTTATATTTACCAAATCAACTTCTGCTATAAAGTCACGTGATATATACATTGGATATTCAATCATTTTGTATGATTTATTTTCTGTAGATAATTTTCTAAATTCTTCAATTGAGAGTAGACCACCAAATTCTTTTAAAGTATATTTTGAAGGTGCTTCTTTAAAGTTAATTCCAAAAACACCAGTTAATTTTTTATATAGATAATTAATTAAATATTTCTTAGGAATTATTCCGGTTGTATTGTTTGAATATGATAACATACATGAAAAACTACAAAAAACACCTCTTACACTGAATTTTTTAATTTTATGATTGTAATAAACAGGCATACCTAGTGGAACTGTGTCAAAATTGTGACAACACCACCAACATTTAACATTCGTTTTTTCCACCCAATTATCAAATTGGTTTAAAATTTTAAAAAACCCTTTTTTTATATTATCTTTTTGTATGGTAATTTGATTATCGTATTCTGACGTTTTTGAATTTTGTGATTTTGTGTTACAAGATAATGTATCATCAAATGATACTGTGTTTGATTTGGTCATAACATGATTACTTAAATTAAAATTATTATCAAAATTTATTTCATTTACATTGTTATCAAAATCATTTAATTCTAATTTTGTATCATCAAATTGTGATTTTGTATCAAATGAATCATATGTAAAAGTTGTATTATCATTTGATTCTTTAATATCTAAAAACAAAATACTGTTTTCATTGTCGACAATATTTGTTTTCAAAGGAATTTGTTTTCTAATAGAACTACTGAAATACTTTAATGCAGCTTTTCTTCCACGCTTTTTTTTAATTTTAACTTCCTCTTCAACAACTTCCTTTTTTTTTCTACCACGTTTTTTCTTCTCATCTTCTTGTCCTACAATCGGATTTGTATTAACTGTCTCGATTGTTGCATTAGCATTAGCATTAGCAACATCTGTTTTTATTATTTGTAAATTCTTCTTTGGTCTTCCTTTTTTACGCTTTTCGTTCAAGTTAATTTCCATTTTCAATGTAGTGTAGTTAAGATCTAAATAAGAGTATTTAAGAGTATTTAATTTAACATAATATTCAATTTTATTTTGTTTAGTTTTTATATACTAATTACGTTATGGAAACACATGATGATAAAAGTCATGCTGATTTAAGAAATGAAATATTAGACATTATGCAAAAATTAAATACCTCTCTCGAAACTGACGGAAATGAAATACATAAAATAATAGATAATTTAAACACACCTACACAATCAGGTGGTTACAGAACTAAACGTTCAGCTAAACCTAAAGGTTCCTCAAAGAAATCTGCTAAAAAGTCTGCAAAGAAGTCATCAAAGAAATCTGCAAAGAAGTCATCAAAGAAATCTGCAAAGAAGTCAGCAAAGAAGTCAGCAAAGAAATCTGCTAAACCTAAAGGTTCATCAAAGAAATCAGCAAAGAAGTCCGCAAAGAAGTCATCAAAGAAGTCATCAAAGAAGTCATCTAAACCTAAAGGTTCATCAAAGAAATCTGCTAAAAAGTCAGCAAAGAAGTCAGCAAAGAAATCAGCAAAGAAGTCAGCAAAGAAGTCTACAAAGAAGTCAGCAAAGAAGTCAGCAAAGAAGTCAGCAAAGAAGTCAGCAAAGAAGTCTGCTAAACCTAAAGGTTCTGCAAAGAAGTCTGCTAAGAAGTCTGCTAAACGTTCAAGTAAACGTTCTGGTAAGCATTTACTTAAAAAATCAAATAAGACTGACAGTGACAGTGAGAA